GTAGATGATCGTGCGGCCCTTAAGCAGCTTGGCCGATTGCGCATCCTGATCGCAGGTATCTGCCGTCAGTTGAATCGGCGTGACCTTGCCGCCGAAGTCGTCGCCGGTGCGCTTCAGCAGGTGAGTGCGTTGTGCCGAGGTATAGGCCCGGCCGCTCAAGACGCCGTCCATCAGGTCGCCTGCACCATAGTGGCCAAAGGTGCTGCCGGCTTCGTGCGAGACGATCACCAGCGGCGCTTCGTTGGAGCCGATATCAGCGGGCAGGTAGTTCGCGACAGGAATGGCTTCAGCCATGGCGGCCGTGATCGAGATCACGGCGCGATTTTGTTGCAAGGACATCGGATCGTGCGCCAGGTTGGACGCCGAGTCGAGCTTGTACCTGGAGCGCGCATTTTCTGAGGTAGCATAGGCTTGATGAATAGCCCATTGCAACACGTCTGCGGTTGGCTCGACACCGTGTTCCGCTTCGTAAAAAGCCGCGCCGTCCAGAATGGCACCAGCGATGCCGGCACGGCCCTCACCCGATTCATCAAAGAGGATTTGCAAATCCTCTGGAACCTCAACACCGGTAATCGATGCGGACAGGCTCTGGGCGTCGGCAATGAATGCGCCGGCACTGGCAGAATCAAACACGCCGGTGCTGCTGACCGCCGTTTCCTTCAACTTCGTGTAAAACGTACTGACTTTTTCTGTTTTTGCGTTGTTATATTCCGCATGTTGCTTTGGCATAGATCACCCTTGTCGTAATTAAGATTTGCCCCAATGTCGGCGCAGGTGAAGTACCCACGCGGTATGTGCAATTCCATTATTACGCGGTGACGCAGTGCTATTTTTGGCGATTTTCCATCTTCGCAGAATTCAAGCCAGTGCCGCAATATCCTCCGTGATGGCAGCAATGGCGACATCCAGCGCAGCCGATTTTTCCTGTAGGGCGATCTCCATTTTTGGTGCCGCCGTCCGTATGCTGTCCGGCAACTGGATACGCACCTTCGCCATGGCGGCCTGGAATTTCGAGCGGCCGGCATCCATCATGCCGACCATCTCGCCAATGGCAGCAACCTGGTCTTCCTGGTTTTTAAGCGGCATGATCTTCCCGTTCAGCTTGACCTGAAATATATCCCCCGATTGTTTAATGGAAAACGTCACCACCTGGCTATCGGCAAACGTCAGCACCATTTCGCGGTAGGACACGCCGGATGAGCGCTTGATGTTGGGCGACACGTCGCCCTGGACGATATGGGAGCCCGCACGCGCGAAGTAGCGCACCACTGCGCGCGTCGCCGCATCTTTCTTGCTGCCCATGTCGTCAAAACTGAAAATGAGATTCTTTGCCATATCGTTCCTTGTTATTGTTGATTATGCTTTTGCCCGACCAGTAGGTGGGCCGTCGTGTTCGTCGTGATGGTGCGATTCCACCCCAATACCGTTGCTGACAATCTCGCCGCCGGTATTCTCGATGCCACCTTGAATTTTTGCTCCTGGTCCGCCACCGCCGTTAGATCCCGCCAACCCCGCCTGATAGGTAAGCAAGCCGACAGACGTCACCTTCTCGGAAAACGTCGCCTGCGGCGTCTTCACGTCGACCATTTCACTGGCATTGATCTCATAGCGCGCGCAATTAACGCGGAATATCCCGTCCGCGGTAAATTCGATGTTAGCGTGATGCCAACGCCGCCAGTCAATCGCATTGCCGGCCCTAGCATTGCGGAAACCGGTAATGATCGGATAGCGCGGATCGCCGCCTTCGAATGCCAGCCACACAAGATCACCTGGTAGGATCTCGATTTCGGTAGCATGGCTGGGCGCTTTGCTCTTGTCGCCAATCGGATACTCGATCTCCGCCAGCGGCAGCACATCGGCGCCATCCGTCAGGCCAGGGATTTCGACACGACACTCGCGCGAAACCGCCAGATAGGACCGGACGATGCCGGGGATACGGGAAGGCAGCATAGTTATTCCTCCAGCGTGCCAAGCCAGAACTTCGAATACAGGCGACTGTCGCCGCCGTCCGACCCACTCTCGAAAGCATGTGCAGCAGTGATGATGGCGTAGTTGATGCGCTCTATCTGAATGACCTTGCCGGCATTGACGGTCGGGAGATAGTCGGATTTCAAGATCTTTTTCTGAATCAAGGCGCGCGTCATGTTCCACAGCATGCGGGTATCGGTCCTTGGCTGATAGCCAATAGCGCGCACCTTGGAACGATTGCCATAGACGAATGCGCCGGAGGCATCCGTCGAAAAGAAAGACGGCACCTCGTGGCGCTCCATGAAGCCGCTGTCGATATTCTCAGTCGTATCTTGCTCCAGGCCCAAAATCGGCTCCTGCTTAAAAATGTCCTGCAGGCGAATGAACGTGACTTCGCGGCCATCGGTATAAATGGCGCCTCCCTCTTCTTGTAGCACCTTGGCGACCTCGTAGCTCGGCACGCCGCCGGCATAACAGGCAAAGCGTGCAATCGGGTAATCCGCATTGATCTTGACGCGCGCGCCGCAGGCGCCATAGATACTGCCTAGCGTCGCCCCTTCCTTAATCACAGCGGTCTTGCGACGGAATGCGATCTGATGACAAGGCTCAAACAGCGCCACGATGTGTAACGCGGCCATCTGGTCGCTGCCCTGGACGTTGGCCGACACCTTGCTGCGTTGAATCTGGACGATGCGAAATACGTAGCCCTCACTGGCGATGCTGATGGTTTCACCTTGCTTGAGCCCCGCGACCGTTGCATCGGTCGCCCTGACGACGGCTTCGAGCGTCATCGGCACCGGCGCCAGATCGGAATGCAGACAGGCGTTCAACAGCAGATCGCCGCGCAACACTGTGCCGGAGGACAAAATCAGTTGCATGCCCTAAACCGTCACGATAGGCATGCAGAACATCAGGCGCTGGACGTCCATCTCCTTTTGGACAATGTCCTGGGCGATCTCAGACGCTGAGCGGCCATAGACATCGACGCCAAGGGAACGAGACGCTTCTAGATAGACGGCGTTTTCTCGCTCGACGTAGAGAATGAACAACGGACGCACAATCGCCCATTCGCTCTGCGTCAGCGGCGTGTCGATCTCGACAAAGTCGCTCGTCGGGTACAGATCGTCGGGAATGAGGAAACGCGGATACGACGAAGAAGACTCCCAGGGATCATGCATCTCAGGCTGCATCGCCGCGACGGGGGCCGCCGGCAGCAAAGCATCGAATGGTCCGTAGCCACCGCAATACCTGGCGGCGGCCAGTGCCTGAGCGAGCACCGTTTCTTCCTCCAGCACGATACCCACCGGCCGTTCTTTTTCGCAAAAGAGCAATGCCAACGCCTTCAGCGTTTTAGAAAACTCTGCCATGGCGATTAAATATTGCCCGGAATTTCTTCATTGAAATAATGGAAAAACAGCGTGCCTGAGATATTGAGCACCTGCGAACGGTTTTCCCAATCACGATCCGGGTTATCCAGCTGGATGAAGCAATCGTAGATCGGCTTCGCAACAGAGAACTGGGACGGCGTACCTTCATACACCTTGGCATTGAACTTGCCGCCGGTACGAATCAGGTTGAGCATCATTTTAGAGACGTGGCCGGCCTTGGTCTCCATCAAGGTGATTTGGCCTTGCTGGTTGATTTTGACCTGCTGCGCCTCCCACTTCGCCGCACCGAGCGGCATGGGAATTTCAATTTCGCCGGCACTGGACAGTTCAGGCCACGGAAACTGCTTGGTCAACAGCCACATCTGCTCAAAGCCCTCGATTTCAAAGGCGGCATCGCTGGAGATGGCTTTGTCGCCCATCGCCCGAGTGGTGTTGTACAGGCTCTGCAGGTAAGCGGGATTGGATACGGTCATGGTGCCCTCATGCGGGTAAGTTAGATAATGGGCCTAACTTTATTCGCTAATGAGGGGATGGCTTGCGGGTGTTTTCCATACTCAGGTTTGATACAGCTTAGCCGAGCAGTGCGATCTATTGCAGATCACACCAACTCGGCCATATCAAGCATGCGCAAGTGCACGCGTAGGCGGGACAGGATGCGCTGGCGTGGTGGTTACTAAGCGACTACCGGCGCGGGCTGGACGTGCATCGGCGCGGCCTTGAAGCGCTGCTCTGCTTGCCACACGTCATAGGCGCTCTGTTCTGCTAACCATAGACGCGCTTCACCACCGCGCTCCACGCCTAGCCACGCCTCAATACGCAAGGCCATTTCCGGAGAAATGGCAGCGTGCCCATTCAGCACGCGCGACAGCGTCACGCGCGCCACGTCTAATTGCTGTGCAGCTTCGGTCACAGAGAGCCCCAGCGCCGGCAACACATCGTCGCGCAAGGTCAAGCCGGGATGCGGCGGGTTAAACATACGTGCCATTGTTAATTCTCCTTCTCAATGATAGTCCTGATAATCGACCAGTACGGCGTCAGTGCCTTCAAACTTGAACGTCATACGCCAGTTGCCACTCACCCACACTGAGAAATGCCCCTTGAGCTCTCGCCCTTTCAGAGGATGCAAGCCCCAGCCTGGCAGGTTCATGCCCTGAGCACTGGTGGTTTCGTTCAAACGTCGCAGCATGGCGGCTAGTCGCGGAGCATGTGCCGCCTGAATACCGGCCATACTCCCTTTTTCAAAAAAGGCTTTCAAGCCTTTATGCCGGAATGTCTTAATCATGCAGAGATTGTATCGCATAACGTTACAGTTCGCAAGTCCCCGCTGTCCCTGCCCTATACGCGGGAAACGGTACTCACGCCCCTGCCGACATCCCGCCAGTGACTACGTGGGCGATTCTGCGGTCCCGCAAATCTTGCCCAGCATCGGACCTTGGCGCAACGACCGTCACCGACATATTTGACGGCCTGGCGTTGAGCTGCGTAGGTGAGGCTATGGGCGCCATTTCCGGAATATCTGGCATTTTGGCAACAGTGGGGATATTCGGCATATTGGGCGTCATCGATACATTGGGCACCGCTGGAATTGAAGCGGTCGCCGCAAGCATTGGCATCGTGGGATTCGTATTTGCCAAACCGAGCAACCTGGTCTTTTCCTCCGACGCGCGCGCAAGCGTACCCTTCCTCACATCAGCAGATGATTTTCTGAAAAGACTCTCATTGTTGGCGATTTTATAATCTTGAATGGCCGCGACAATATCGGCGTCACGCATCGCGGACACATCCTTGCCTTTCAACGCGGACTGAATCAACGAGCTTTTGCCGCCAAATTGCACGGAGGTAGACCATACCGAATCGCGTACCCCGGCTCCACGATCAGAAAGATCAATTCCAGCTTTCCGCAGCATCTCCATCTGCGGATCATAGTGTGTGTTTTTGATAAAATCATGCTGGGCAGCACCGAATGAAGGATCTGCTGCCGCAATGTCCTTCCATTTCGCATTGAATTCTTTCGTGCCTGGTAACATCCCCTCAAATTGAGTCCCATATTTCGAGCCGGATAGGAACTTGTCCAATGTTCCCGTTTTTGACGACAGCTGATAGGTGCCATAAGACGCGCCACCATTGTCGCCGCGGCCAGTTGATACAGTGCCAGCGCCACCTGCTCCCGACTCAAACACTTTGGATGTTTGCCCCAGCATCCAATCTTTCACATTCGTCACTGCACGACCAATGGGCGCTGCCATCTTCTTGACTCGATCTTCCCCATAATTGGCAGCGGCGCCAGCGGCGGCCGTCACTGGTTTAACCACATGCTGGCCGACGGTTTCCACAGCAGAGACAGCCGTATTCTTGACTGCAGTAGCTGCATTGGTGACAGTCGCCTTGACATCGACGCCGGTTTTTTCCTTGACGACTTCGTTAGCAACGTTTCCCGCCTGAACTACGAGATCCTTCACCACATTGGCGGCATTCCTGGCAATGTCAAATTTATCCTTAAAAAAGCCCGTAATCGCATCCCACCCATCACCGAATTTCTGAACACCAGCGTCCCAGGTTGCCGTTATCTTGTCGCCAATCTCTTTCCAGTCAAAGGTGGATAGCCATTCGCCGGTGACTTCACCCAGCTTGTCGCCGATGAAACCGCCGATCATCGCACCAATCGGACCGCCAAAAGCCAGCCCAATGCCGCCACCGGTTAACGCACCGATGCCACTGCCGGCACCGGCAAAGCGGCCTTTCCGATTTTCTGCCGGCGTTTTGTCAGGATCATCGCTACCGAACATGCTGGCCAGCGCAGAACCGCCCGCCAGCATTGCGCCCAGCAGCGGTAGGCGCCGGAACAAGCCTTTGCTGAGCCCGAACAACCCCTTACCACCCTTCCCAAGCAAATTCCCCAGCATCCCGAGTCCGGGAATTTTTGGCGCCAAACGGCTCAGCAATCCCCCAGAGCTACTGCCGGCGGCGGGCTTCTTCTCAATCGCGGCCAGCTTGCGCAGTTGCGCCTTGCCAAATTCCGTCTCATCCCGGCGTAATTCCCGTAACTCGGTCCAGAGTCGCTTGAACCAAATAACCTTCTTCTTTTCTTCCCCGTCACGGCCAAGCATCTTGCCGAAACCACGTCCGATCGGCGTCACAATCGCACTGAGTTCCTTGGCGGCGGCTATGGCAGGATCCACATCCGGCGTGCGGTCGATCGCATTCGATGCCATGGCGCCCACCGCCCCGATTCTCCCAGAAACAGCCGAGCGGCCATCAGTGCTTTCGCCCTTTCCATTACCTTCCTTCGGCTGATCTTGTCCGGCGCGCGGCGCATTTGGCGTAACCGCCCGATCTGCCCGCACGAACCTGCCATTGACATCGCGACCCACTGTTGCAGGAAAGGCCGCCCGTAGCACATCCTTGCTGACAACCGCCGTCTTCAACAGCGACGTAGGCGGCACAACCGTCCTTGAGGTGATCTGTACCACCTTCGCAGCCGCGGCGCTTTGACGGCGTGGCAATGCAAGAACTCGGGCCGTACTGCTCTGGGTAGCCCGTTTGGCGGCAGCGGCGCTTGAGGTGAGCGCCTGACGGATGCCACGCACGTCATCCTGAATAGCCGTCCATAATTTAAGCGCCTCGCCCCAGTCAGCAGGATCGCCTACCAGGAAGCCAAAACTGTCGGATTGAATTGTCATGTCAAGCTACCGGAAAGAAGGAATCGAACTGCGAGAAGGTCATTTGAATTTCTTGCACCGTGTCGTCTCGCCGCGACAGGTCAAATTCAATGCTGGCCGGACGCATATATAGAACGCTCTCGTAGCCGCCGCGATTGCTGGCATCGGTAATAAAGGAATGCAAGATACGGATCTTGACCAGGTATTCGATGGGTACGCCGACACAGCCGTCCCGCTTGGTCGCCGCAGCCGCTTTCGATTCAAACCATTTTTTGAGCGTACCCACCGAATCGTCCATGGTCGTGAGTCGCAGATCGATAGATTCCAGGCTATGCACCGAATCTATCGATGCTGACCCGACCCGCATCTTGTCCCCGGTAATCGTCCAGGGCGAATAATTGACTTCCGTCGCAAACAGATTGAACATGCTGGCGCCGTCGCCGGCCATCAGCTTCGACACCAACGAATCCATGCTGGACGGCATCAGATCCGTGACTTCGATCAGAAACAGGTTTTTCTTGGCATACCTAGTTGCCGAGCATTCGTCAAAAATCGCCTTGGCTTCCGCCGGCGTGATGCCGCCCAAGAGCGGCGTCGGCGTGGCCCAATACGCCGCCAACGCAGCCAGGCCGTCCACGCGTGGGAAATAATTCGCGAGTAGACCAGAATCCAGGACAGAGAGTGCAGCGCCGCCGAGATCGCCACTCAACAGCTTATTGCCAACACCCAAGCCCGTATTGACCAGCGCGCCCAAGCGCGGCGGCAGATATTTCTTGGCCTGGCCAATGGCAGCAATGGCGCCGGCGCTCTTTGGCAAAGCGATGCTATTGGCAACGTTATCAAACAGCCCCAATATCGCTCTCCTCGGCAGCTTTGGCGGCCATGGCTTTGGCGTAGGCAGCGGCTTCATCTTCATCAAGCAGCATTTGCTTCGCCAGGAACATCGCGGTCGTCTTCTCGTCCAGGCCCATCTCCTTGATCTGGGACATGACCTGCGCCAGCATGGCCGCTGAATTTGCCGACTCCAAGCGCGTTCGCTGCTTCTCTGCTTCCATGGCCGAAATCGAACCGTAAAAATTGATGTTCCAGGGACGCTCTTCTTCCGAAAACACGATCCCGTAGCGGTGCATCGTGTGCAGATCAATGACGGAATTGAAGAAGTCGGACAGCGCGCCGCGAATGATACGAGACTTTTCCGCCACCTGGGCGCTGACGCGGAAGAAGCCGCCGTCGCCCAACCCGCCGGATAGCTGATCGGCAAAACCCAGCATCGACAGATCCACCCCCAGCGCGCCGCCCAGCAAGCGCGCGTGCATCATTACATCCTCGATCGACAGTTCGCCATTGCGGCCCGAGTCGCCAACCAACTGTGACAGGTTCGTGAGCTGCTTGTCGCCGTGGTACGGCAACACCGTGGTGAACTTCTCCAGAATCGGCTGACCATGTTCAATCGCCCACTGCGCACGCTGTTTAGCCTGCTTTAGCATTGTCATGACGCCATCGCCAAACTTCTTCTTCTGGTCTCCCGTCATGCCGTCGCCATTGAACCCCAGCACGCGCTCATCTATCGAATCGGCGAAGCGTTGGCCGATCAGGCCAAGCAATGACGCGTACAGGTGGTCGTACGCCTCTTCCGCCTGGTGCAGAAAGGATCCCCCCACCATCGACGGCAGGATCGGCAGCTCGTCCAGATCATCTTCGGACAAGGCCATTTTGATCACCTTATCCTGCACCGCAAACTGCGGCACCCAGACCAGCCGCGGCATTTTGAGGCGCAGAAGCTGCGTTGTATCCAGCCGCTCAATAGCCTTAGCGCCGGAATACACCATATATCCAACGGTGCGATTGCCCTTCTCGTAGGCTTGCACCATGGGCGGCCGGACAATCTCGCCAAAATACAATTCACACACGCCACTGCTATCCACATAGGGCCGCGCGTAGCTGTCCCCAAAGGTTGCCCCGTTATAGGCCATGCAATGTGCCATTTGATTGAGCTTAGGCGTCAAGGCGGCATTAATCTCATCGACCATCTTGGCGAGTTTGATATTTTTGATCGTCTCGGCCTTCTTTTCGATGAAGACCGTATTGCCCGTCGTCTCATGGCCGCCGAGCGCGGACGTGACGATCAGCGACAGCGCACCGGACACAATCGGGTCGCCTTCCATAAACGACCATTTCTGATAAATCTGCGCTCGCATGCGGGCGGCGCGACGGCCGGTACCCAGGAGAGACTGCGATGCTGCCCCGAAATCAAAGGCATAGGGGTCATCTTTGCCGAGGTCGTCCACGATCTCGACATTCCCCGCAAACCATTTTTTTGCCGACATGCCCATTTTGCCGAAGATGCCCGGCGCATTCTTCTCAGTGTCTTTTGCCAT